ATCGATCTCCCCGATTCCGAACTTGAGAACTGTGTCCGATGGCCCCGGATCTGGGTTCCAAACGTCACAGGCGCGGTCGTGACCGTCATCCCTCGCTCCTCAGAGCGGTTCTGCTTCTTCTTCCCACGTTGAGAGCGTTTCTTAGGCGACGCTCCCGTGCTTGAAGCACGCTGCTGCGATGCCTTGGTGGCCATCATCGCATAGTACGCAGCGTCCTTTGCGGCGGCCGTTGCGCGGCCCGCCGACTGTTTGCCATTTTGAGTGGACTTTTTGTATGCAACCATCGCCATAGGTGATTTTGTATACGTTCTGATTGTTTGTGGCCAGTCAGAAGGGCTGGGACTGTTCGTCAACAGCGACCGTGAACAACGGCTCTCCCGTGCAGTCTCTTGGCATTCTTGCGTCTCGCGATTAGGCTACACGCATTAGCTGAGAAAGTTTTCCTCTTGGAGTACTTCATGGTGGTCATTTCTGACATTCCATAACTCATTTGGGAAATTTAACGCTGGAAACACAACGTGGTCGAATAAATTTTTATAGCGGCTCGACCTACCGCTACATCCGGCTAGTCTCGTACCACTCGGAAACCAACCTCTAATAATGTCTTCGAAAGACGATGGTTGGTTCGTGGTATGAGGCCAATATTTGGCTGGAAAAGTGTAGTGGGGACAACACAATAGCCAGTTCCGGATGCGTCCAACTTCCACCCCGCGTACGAGGTTTCTTTGTTGGGCTTAGGGAGGCGACGCTCGATAGCGTCGCCGTTACAGTCGACCTCGACGGTAACCCTCCTCCCCCAGGGAGGCGGCGGTTGGACGAACAATTCTTCCGCCGGAGCACTAAACCGTGCCGGTCCGATGCAATTAGCCTCGAATTCGCTAGTGAACGAATCGGTCGCCCGCTCAAGACGATCGATCGCAACACGGTATTGGGTCTGTGTGATCTCGTAGCCCCATCCCTCTGGCCTTGGCAGCCCACACCCGCCAAAGCTTTCATCGATGAAGAAGTTACGGCCCGCAGCTTCCCGAACAAGATCCTTCTTATGTAGATAGAGGAAGTTGGTAAAGACACCAAACTCTTGATCCTTCCGGTAGCAACCCTCCAAGAGGGCCCCGACGATCGAGAGCTTGGTCGACACGGCGGCGTCACCGCCCTCATCCGTGTACCCAGTCTTCATCACCTTGTTATTCCCATGTAGGAGTCCGACGTTGAAGAACGGGATTCCGATCGTCACCTGTTGGGGACGAGTCAGATCAGACATGAAACAATGGGAGTTCACCGAGGCGAACTTGGGATGGCAGTAGGCCTTTCCGACGGACATGTTCAGTCCGACGATTTTTCCAACGCGACAATGTTCAGCCCAAAGGCTCTTACGAGCAATATAGAGCATATCATCGCCGTTTACTAGAACGCCGGCAAGTTTTTCGGAAAGAGGTCGAGTATCCTCCTTGAGAAGGTGAAGATAGAGACCAAGGTTAGCAAGGCACAAAACGGGAAAAGATAAAATCGATCCCATTAGCTGCCCGTTCACCTGTTCAACTGGCTCCAGTCCATATTCACGAGGATACACACAGAGATGTGGCGCAAGCACACTCAGCCAACGTAGGCGCTCAAGGGGGAACGCCCCAATCGTCAGTCTCTCGAGAATCGCTTTAGAGAGGCGGGCACTCAGGCCGTCGGTAGCCGATTTATAATCAATCGAGAACCAATTGAGTTCGCCCTCCCCGATACACGACGGATGGTCACGCAACTCCTCGACGCAAAGCGGAGTTACGGTTTGACCGATCAGTG